CCGAGCTAGAGCAAGAGGAGGCCAGGCTTCGCGACGCCGGGCTGATCGAGTCACAGATTACACCCGCGCCCCCTGCTCCCGGAGCCTGACATGGCACTATCCTACGCTGCACTGTGGAAGATCATTCAGGTCGAGCCCTACGCGTCGATGACCGCAGAGAATTGCGCGGCCGCGCTAAACGCGCAGACGGCGGAGAAGCCGCAACCGATCTCGTCGGCCGAGCTGCTCGCATGGGCAGGCGCCGAGGGGCGCTATGCGCGCATCGAGGCAGCCGCAGCGTCGGAGAACGGCGCGCTGCGCAGTGTCGCGGCCGTGGCGATGGGCATGCTGACGCGCGACGGCACGCAGCTCGACCTGAGCCTGCCGGACCGCGCGGCGATGCTCGGCGCACTCGTAGCCGCGGGCGTGCTGACCGCTGCCGATCAGGCCTGCCTCGAAGCGCTCGCCGTCACGATGGTGAGCCCCGCACAGGCCGCGGGACTGGGCACGGTCAAGGTCGGCCACGTCACGCAAGCCAGACACAAGGGAGATGACGATGGCGAGTAAAGTCCTATGGGCCGCCGAGTCTGCGGCGACGTTGATGAGCACCGAACTCAACAACCTCGCGGACGGTGCGTTCGCCGTCGATGGTGCGGACTACGACAACGCAACGAACGCGTACCGCTGGGCCGATTTCGAGTTGCTGCTCGATGACTTCGACGCGGCCCCCGACGCTAACGGCGTGTTCGAGTTGTACCTCTTCTACAAGCTCGACGGCACGAACTACGCGGACGGCTACGACGGCGACGCGGACGCAGACAGCGAGCCCGGCAGCAACACGCTGCACGGCATCTTTGTCGTGACCGCCAACGACGCGGACCAGCGGCTCCAGGTGCTCGGCGTGCCCCTGTCGCCGTATGCGTTCCGCGCGTGCATCGTGAATGAATGCGGCACGGACCTGACTGCCGTGGACACGCACACGCTGAAGATCTACCCGCACAACGAGGAAGTGCAGTAGTGCCTCAGTCTCACCCCAACCCGACGCTCGCGGAAGCGCTTGCGTGCATGCGCTCGCAAGGCCGTGCCAGCGAGGCTCCGTGGGTGTGGCGTTGGCTCGCCGGCCTGTGGGGGCCTGCGCTCGGCGTGCAGGGGAACAAGCTGATTGATGTCAGTGGGCATGGGAATGATGGGGAGTTGGTGAATATGGACCCGGCAACAGATTGGATAGTGACAGAGAAAGGGGCAGCACTTGATTTCGATGGCACCAACGACGTCGTTGTAACACCGCTACTGTTGCCAGCAATAACAGCGGGGAGTAATTTCACATGGTTCTTCAATGGGAGAATATTCGGATCAGCACACGACTGCTTTTTAGGGAATAGACATGGGGGGCCACCTGTCATACAGTTCATCAAATGGACGCCTGAATATATTGTTATCTACAATAGCGGGTCACAGATGAAGATCGATTACCGGATATCCTCGGACGGTTTTGTTGCGGGTTGTGTGGTCAAACAGGGGTCGCTACTAACATATTACGTAAACGGTATTGTTGTGGGCACTGATACAGGAACGACAACTGGGAGCGCTGGATTGCCCTTCTATATTGGCGCAGGTTCCACAGGCGGGGGTGAGGCCTGTGTATCAAAAATAAATCTTGCAGGTATTGCCTTCTGCGCATGGAGCGCAGGCGAGGTAGCTGAATGGTCCGCCGACCCGCTCGCTATGCTGCGTAGGCGCTCGATAACGACGTATGTGTTTGCGGGTGGTGGAGGCGGCTCCTCGACCTCGCCATCGCCAGTCGCCGCGACATGGTCGGCTCCCGCGCCGACGCTGAAGAAGTCGATCACGCCGGCCGCGGCATCGGCTACGTGGGCCGTGCCCGCGCCGACGCTCAAGAAAACCATCACGCTATCACCCGCGACCGCGACATGGGCCACCGCCGCGCCGACGCTCGTCAAGGCTACCTCGCCCGCGACCGCGACCGTGACATGGTCCGTGACCACCGCAACCCTTGCCAAGGCTATCACGCCGCCCCCCGCGACCGCGACATGGTCCGCCCTCGCGCCGACGCTCGCCAAGGCCATCACGCTATCACCCGCGACCGCGACATGGACCACGGCCGCGCTGACACTCGCCAAGGCTGCCTCGCCCGCGCCCGCGTCGAGCACATGGACCACGGCCGCGCCGACGCTGGCGAAGACCCTCGCGCCCGCGCCCGCAAGTGCGACGTGGGACGCACCCACACCCTCCACTGGCAACGCAACGACCCCCTCGCCGGCGACCGCGACGTGGTCCGCGCTCGCGCCGACGCTCAAGAAAACCATCGAACTATCACCCGCGACCGTGACGTGGTCCGTGACCATCACCATCCTTGCCAAGGCCACCTCGCCGGCACCCGCGACCGCGGCATGGTCCGCACCACGGATCGGCGGCGGCATCATCATCCCCCCCGGCCTGTTTGCAGCCGGCCACTACATCGGAGTCTGACACATGGCATCAGTGATCCTCAATGAGTTCAAGCGAGCGAGTGCGGCCGGCGAGACCGACCTCAACGCCGACGACATCCGCGTGCGCCTGGTGATGGGCAATACGACCTGTGACACCGAGAACGATGGCATCGTGAACATCGCCGACTATGCCACGGTCGACGTGTGCGACGGCGCGAACTACGTCGACAAGGCGCTCGCCAATGAAGCCGTGAACAAGGATGACGCAAACGACCGCGCCGAGTTCGACGCGGACGACGTGGAATGGACCGCGCTAGGTGTGGGCACACGCACCTCCGCGGGCGTGCTGGTCTACAAGTACGTCGACGGCACGGACGCGAACGATCTCGTCATCGCTTACGTCGAGTTTTCCAGCGCGGTGACCCAAGACGGAACCGACTTCTCAATCACCTGGAATGCCGAGGGAATCCTCCAACTCGCATAGAGGCCCCCCATGGCCATCGACGCCGCAGTCACCATCACCTACACCGCGTGGAATACGTCCACCAACGAGCCCCAGGCCGCCGACGCGGCGAATCACACGCTCAAGGTCGTCGCGGATGGCGTCGAGGCGTCCCCAGCCGCGACCCCCGCGGACAAGAGTAATGGCGATTGCTCCCTAGTCGTCGCGGCCGACGAGAATACAGGGACCATGATGGAGGTCAACGGCTCGAGCAGTACCTCCGATGTGATCCTCATCCCGGCACGTTGGCAGAACCCGCCGGACCCCCTCGCCTCTGACGTTGACTCTGCCGGCTACACCGCCGGCACCGCGGGCGCCAAGCTCGCCCTCATCGGCAGCGGCAAAGCCACCATCACCGCGCCTGTGTTGGAGACCGACGAGGTCTCGATCATCCAAGGCGACACGTACAACAACGACGATGGCCGCGCGCTCGAATGGACCCGTTCAGACAGCACATGGCCGACAAGCCTGGCCGGTGCCAGCATCGTGTTAGTCGCCTGGGCCGCCACGGACGCGTCTGTGATTCTCCAGAAGGCAGGCTCCGTCATTACGCCTACCGGTACGCGCAAAGTTCGCGTCGAGTTGACCCATGCTGAGACTCTCCTCCTCACGACTCTGCCGAATCACTACTACAACACCAAGGCCATCATGCCCAGCGGTCATCATGTCACCCTGGCCCGCGGCAGCTTCCCCGTAGCACGGCAGGCGATTACTACATGACCTCCCCCATACTTCGCTTTCTCACAGAGCACCCGGTCTGGACCCTCGAGGAGACTGTGCTCCGCCAGCTGTGCGGCATCCTCAATCGTCACCTGGCCGGCGTCCGGCTCAGCGCGGAGGAGATTCGCGCGGCCACGTCGGCCAGGGCCGACACAGACGCCGAGCCCGACGACGTCGCGTATACGTTCGCGGACGGCCTGGCCGTTGTCCCCATCGCCGGCGTTATCGTCCGACACGCGGGCATGGTCAACGGCATGAGCCAACCCCGCGGCACCGCGGTCGAAGTGGTCCGCGCCGCGCTGGCCGACGCGGTCGACCGGCCCGACGTGCAGGCCATCCTCCTCCACATCAACTCGCCCGGCGGCAGTGTCGACGGAGTCGCCGATCTCGCCGACGAAATCGAAGCCGCGGACGCGGTCAAGCCGGTCGTCGCCCTCATCGACGGCGTGGGCGCGTCCGCCGCGTACTGGCTGGCCTGTGGGGCGCGGCACGTCTTCGCGACCCAGAGCAGCCTCGCCGGCTCCATCGGCGCGTACATGACGCTCGTGGACTCCAGCGGCAAGGCTGAGCGCGAAGGCGTACGCGTGCTAGTCGTCGCCAGTGGGCAGCACAAGGGCGCCGGCGTGCCCGGCACAGCCATCACCCCCGAGCAGGTCGAAGCCGTTGCCCAAGTCGTCAACGACTGCGCGGACCAGTTCAAGGCCGCGGTCGTCACGGCCCGTCCCCAACTCCTCGAAACCATCGACGCGCTCGCCACCGGCGCGGTATTCAGCGCGGCCCGCGCGGTCGACGCCGGCCTCCTCGACGCGGTCGCCACGTTCACCGAGGCCGCCACGTACGCCCTCGAACTCGCAGAAGACGCAGACTCCCCCCGCCCCCTCTCACAGGAGAATCACATGCTTGGCAAGAAGAAGCCCGAATCCGCCGCTCCCGACGCCGCCACCCTCCTCGCGACTGAGCGCCAGCGTGTGGCCGCCATCATGGCCGCACTGCCCGATGAAGTGGCCGACGCCCGACAGGCCGCCATCGCCGACGGCCTGACCGTCGAGCAAGCCAAGGCCCTCGCGTTCGACTCCATGGGCGCGCTCATCGACACACAGGCCGCGACCCACGCCACGGCACTGGCCGCGGTCGAGACCAAGCTGGCCGACGCGCAGGGCCGACTCGACGCGCTGGCAACCGCTGGCACCGAAATCAAGCCCGACATCCCGGACGATGCCGACCCCACGCCCAAAGAGCAGGACGCCGACGAGGCCAAGGCCAAGGAAGGCGAAGATCTGCCCGCCGCGTACGAGGCCCTGGTCGCGACCAAGGTTGCCGCGATGGGTCCGGACGGCAGCAAGGCCGACGCCATCCGCGCCGTCAGCACCGAGCGACCCGACCTCCACGAGGCCTGGCTCGAAGCCCAGAGCGAACGCAAAACCAACTCCCTGTAAGCAGTACCACCCCCACGCATAGGAGACCCGAATCATGGGTTACAACCCCTCTGGAATTCTGACCCTTACCGCCGGCGAAGACCTGGAGCCGTATCGCCGCGTGAAGTTCAGTGGCTCAACGTCTCGCACTGTCGTGTACGCCGACGCCGGCGAAGAGGCCATCGGCGTCACCCAGGCCGAAGCGGACAGCGGCGACCCGGTCGCGGTCGCGACGCTCGGCTACGGCGGCACCGTCGAAGTCGAGAGTGCCGGCGCCATCACAGTCAACGCGGACGTGTACGGCGCGGCCGACGGCAAGGTGGACGACACCGCCTCCGGCCTGCCGTTCGGTAAGGCGCTTGACGCCGCGGCAGCCGCCGCGATCGTTATCGAAGTCCTGCCCATGTCCGGCGAGAGCACCCAAGCCGCGGACGTGACCGAGTTGACTGACAACTCCGGCGGCGTCGACCCCGCGGACGACACCATTGCCGTCATCACCACGGCCGCGGAGATCACTGACAACTCGACCGGCGTCGACCCCACGGACGACACCATCGCGGCGATCACCGAGGCCGCGACGATCACGGACAGCTCGACCGGTGCGGACCCAGGTGACGACACTATCGCGGCCATCACCGAAGCCGTGACGATCACCGACAATTCCGGCGGAGCTGACCCTGGTGACGACACCATTGCCGTCATCGCTGACCCGTCCGGTTCCGCAGCCATGGTCCCCATGACGAACGTGGCCGCAGCCGCGTCCGCCGCGACTCAGCTCGACATCGCGGCCGCAAGTGGCGGCGAGGCCATGACGACGCCGGTGCAACCGACCCACCCGCGGAACATCGTCATTACGGTCACGGACGGCGATACCAGCATCTCGGCGTTCGCGATTACCGTCAGCGGCACGGCCCCAGACGGTACGGCAATCACCGAAGTGTTCAGCTTCGCCGACGGACTCGTCCAGACCGGCGACGTTGTGTTCGCGACTCTCACGAGTGTCGTACTCACGAGCGTGACCGGCAACGGCGCTGGCGACCTGCTCGACGCGGCCTGGGGCGTCAAGCTCGGCGTTTCGCTGCCCTACGGCTCGACGGGCCTGAGCATCGTCAAGCTGAGTGTCGACGGAACCATTGAGGCCGCAGCCGCGACCGACACGACGAACAACTCGTTCACCGCGACCACGGCCCCCAACGGCGCGCACGATTACGAAGTCTGGTACGAGTGGACCGGCCCCGCGACCACTGCAATCACGGCGGCCGTGGCACAGCTCGCCGCGAAGACGAACACGAACTCACTGGCCGTTGACAGCGCGGCGGACGCCGTGGCACAGCTTGCCGCGAAGACGAACGTCAACTCGCTGGCCGTGGGCTCCGCGGCAGACGCCGTGGCGCAGCTCACAGCGAAGGTGAACATCGACTCGGCGGCGATCACCGCGGTCTCCGCGGCTGTGGCGCAGCTCACCGCGACCCAGACCGCAATCATCGCATCGTTGCAAGCCGCCGGCGTCATGGCTGTCTAACCCGCCCCTCCCTGACAAGGACACCGACAACGCTCCGCGCAAGGGACCGACGCGACATCATCCCCCCCCCTTGCATTAAGGAGCCTTGTCAATGGCCATTCGGAAAAGTTCCGCCACCCTGCGTCCCGACCTGACGCAGACCGTGTACGAGTACGACATGGAGAAGCTCAAAGACCGGTATCTCTGCCGGAAGCTCTTCCCCATCTTCAAGAGCGCAACCAAGACCGGCGAATATCCGGTCTTCACCCAGGAAGTGCTCCACCAACCCGTCAACCTCGACCGCAACCCGACCGGCGGGTACAACCGCATCGACGCGGAACTCGAAAGCCGGACCTATGGCACCCGAGACCGCGGCCAGGAGTTCGCGCTCGACGACGAGGAGGCGAATCAGTACGCGACATACCTCGACTTCCTCGAGGCGATGGGCAAGGTCATCTGGGATCGCATCCTAGCCGCGCACGATGTGCTCGCGGAAGCCGTTATCGACGGCGCGACTATGACCAACGCGTCGACCGCGTGGGCAACGCTCGCCACAGGTTCCGTCATGGCCGATGTGGCCACCGGCCTCGACACCCTGAGCGACCGATGCGGCAAGCCCAAGGAGGACATGATCCTTGTGCTCCCCAAGGCCGATTACGACTACGCCAAAGACAACACGCTCATTCTCGACCGCATCAAGTACACCAACCCCGGCGTATCCAACACCAACATGACCGGCGCCATCTTGGCCGGCCTGTTCGGGTGCAAGGAAGTCATCCGCGCGAACGCGATCAAGAATAGCGCGGGTAAGAAGGGCGCGGTCACGATGGAGCAGCTCTGGCCGACGAGTTCCGCGTACATCGTCGCGCCGGTCGAGAGCGAATCGGCCTCCCTCCGCTCGCCGGGCTTGGGCCGAACCATCCTCTGGACCGAGGACTCGCCCACGTTCCCGGTTACGGAGACCTACGGCTCCGACGAAGTGCGTGCCGAGATTCTGCGCCTCCGTGCGAACACGTCCATTCAGATGCAAACGGACGACATCGACCTGTTCGTCTACGGCATCAACACGGCAGGCGCGTAGCAAGTCGGCCGCGGGGCTTAACGCCGGCTAACGGCCCACGTCCCGCGGCTCCTTACCCCTCGCCAACGTCACGCGCAATACCAGCCCATCCTACATGGCCGGCCCGGCGCGTGGCGACACCACCGCGGCCGGCCATGTGTTTAAGGACTCCAGCCATGCAGGTTGTCATCGCCCGCGGCGAGTACCCACAGCCGGCCCTCCCCGGCAAGGCCGTTGCCACCGCGCAGCCCGACGACGACGGCGCCCCGTTCAAGGCCGTCGAGTTCGAGCAGATCGACCACATTGACGTTGTGCGGATTCAGTCCCACGGCGCGCACGTCCTGACCCCGAACGCGTGGGCAGCCGAGCATCGTAACGGCACGCTCGCCGGCGCGGCATGGGACCCGCCGTACGTCGAGCCCGAACTCCCGGCCGAGTCCGTCGAGCCCCCGGAAGACGACAGCTAGCCCATGCTCGACGCACCCATAGAACCCCAGCTTTCCCGGTGGGGCGAAACCGTCGGTTACTACCGGCTTGACAGCGACGGCACGCCTCATCTGATCCGAGAGATTACAGCCGTTATCGGCCGGAGCCCTGTCGCCGCCCTGGTCGGCGTCGACGGCGCGGGCGCGCCCGAGCTGACCGCGCTCCTCCGCAACCACACGACCACAGGCGTCGACCTGGCCGACCTGAACACGGCCAAGGACTCGCTCCTCTTCGCAGAGCGCATCGGCGCAACCGCCGCGCAGCACGCCATACATCGCGTGATCGACCAGGACGCGACTGCCCTGTATCTGGAGCTTCGATGATGGGTGAAGAAGGCGCATATCTTCGCATTGACGAGGCCGACCTCCGACGCTTCGAGGCCAAGCTCAAGGGCGCGGCCGGTGGGCTTCGTCGTGTTGCCGCGCGCGCGCTCAATTCGGCCATGGGGCCAGTCATCACCGCGACGAAGAAAGACGCGGCAGAACGTCTAGGCGTCGCACAGAAGCGCATCAAAACGCGGGTATGGCCCAAGAAGGCCACGGCAAGCCAACTCCGCGCCGGTGTAGTCACAGGCACCAGAGACGTGATGATGATCTACGCCAAGGCCAAACAAGGCAAACGAGGCGTCAAGTACACACTTGAAGGCGCGCGGCATCTAGAGGAGGGCGCGTTCATCGCCAAGGCTCCGGACGGCCAGAAACTCGCCTGGAAACGTAAAGGAAACGCTCCCCTTCCGCTTGTGGTTGCGCGCACGGCGAGCCCGTCCGATGTGCTCGACAAGGCATACGCGCGTCGAGGCGTGCATGTCGCCAACGCTCGTTTCCTGCATCGTATGCACATCGAGACCGAACTCCTCCTCTCCGGTCGGAGGGCGTAGTGGCCGACACCATACACGAGCAAATCGCCGCCAAGGTCGCTACCGCAATCCACGCGGTCGACGGCGCGACGTGTATCCGCCGGACGCGGCGCAAGATATCCCAGCCCATCGTCAACGGCCTAGTGATCCTGTTTCAAGACGATCCGCAGCCCGACGCCGAATGCCCCCACGGCTGGCAGCAATGGGACGCACCGTTCACGGCCCAGGCGTTTGTGGTCCTTGACGACACCGACACCACCCCGGTCGACACCGAACTCAACAACCTCCGCGGCAAGATTGAGGCCGCGGTTATGGCCGATCCGCAGTGGGCAACGCTCGCGCTTGAGACAGCCGTTCTTGCGCCTGTGACCCCGGAGGCGGACGAGGCGTACGATCTGGTGCAGGTCAATTTCCGCATCAAGTTCCGCCACCTGATTCTCGACCCATTCTCCCAAACCTAGCCCCTCCCTGACAAGGACACCGACAACGCTCCACGCAAGGGACCGACGCGACATCACCCCCCCCCCTTGCATCTAAGGAGCCTTGTCAATGGCATCCGCACCGTCCCCACTACTCTCCCGCGTCAAGGTCCTCGCCGCCAAGGAAGAGACGACTCCAGGCACCGCGGAAGCCCTGACCGCCACGGAGGCCGCGTTCAACGTCGAAGAGCCCAAGGCACAGAGTGACGTTGAGACCGAAGAGCGACAGCAGCCCGGCTCGTTTAAGTACAACCCCGACCAGCCGGACGCCGGCAAGGGGCAGGTCACGTTCAAGATGGAAATGACCGGGGGCCAAGCCCTGCCCGCGTGGGCGAGTGTGCTCCTGCCCGCGTGCGGCCTCTCAGTTGTCAGCACGACCCACTACGCGCTCGACAGCGATCCGCCACAGGCCACGGACGCCGCCACCCACAACCTGACGCTCGGGCTGTACATCAACGGCGTCAAAAAACTCCTGTACGGCGCGGCTGGCAACGTTGTGTTCACGTTCACCAGCGCCAAGCGCGTGATGATGGACTTCACGTTCTCTGGCATCTGGGGGGCGCCCACGGACGTTGCTATCCTCGCACCGACCCTGCCCACCGACTCGCCGCTCCTGTGCCGGAGCGCCTCCTGTGTCATCGGTTCCTGGTCCCCGAAGTTCGCATCGCAAACCCTTGATCTGGGCAACGAGGTGAAGATTCGCGAGGACCAAGACTCCGCGACCGGCTACGGGCCTGCCGTCATCACCAACCGCCGGCCCAAGCTCACCCTCGACCCGGAGGCGAGCCTAGTCGCTACCCATGACGTCTACGGCCTCCTGGCCGCGGCGACCACGGGCAGTTGGGCCTACACCGCGGCCAATGGCGACGACGACTGCGCGTTCGCCGCGACGCTTGCGCAGTTCCTCAAAGTCGACGAGGGCAGCCGCGACGGCATCGAGACCAACGAGATCGAGGCCGCGCTCAACAACGAAGATCTGACCCTGACGTTCAGTTGATCCTTCACCATCGGAGCCCATGCCCATGACGCCCGACGAAGACCGCCCGCCGATCCCGCTTGAACCGGCAGAGGACTTCCCCGTCACGCTCGACCGTCACGAGCACATCCCAGAACTCCTCCGGCCCACGTGGCGCTTTCGGTTTATGACTCGCCGCGAAAGCCGCGAGCTCAAACGCATCTGGTACTGTTTCGACTTCGCTAGCGACGTGCCAGTGCCCACCCCAGAAGAGCCGGCAGAGAACGAAACCCCTGAGCAGGTCGAACAGCGCGAGCGCCGTGACATGGTCGCACGCGGGCCTGCCATGCGGCAGCGCGAGGAGCTAGCCGACGAGGCCCTCGACACGCTCTGCGCATTCCTACAGGGCCTCCTGGTCGGCTGGAGCACCCAGAAGGCCGGTGAGTTCGACCCGGCCAAGTTCGACACCACCGCACTCGATACCGACCTCATGAGCCTCATGGTCAAGGTCCGCGCCTTCAACCAAATGGGTCCGGAGCTTTTCGCAAAACTAGAGCAGCAGTCGCGCACGCATTCGGCCGCGTCTGTGGAGAGCACTGCCGAGGCGCCGGATGCACTGACCCCCCCAGCGAATCCGAGCCCGCCCTCCTCGAATGCCCCACCTGTGACGGAGCCGGCACCTACGGCGCAGACGACGACGGCCCCCTCCCTTGCGAGCAGTGCAACGGATCTGGCCGAATCCGAATGACGCAATGCCCGCGGCTGTACGTGCCCCCCGATGTATGGGAGGCGATGGAGGCCGCGGCGTTGTACGAGAAAGGTATCCCGCCTGTCGCCGGTGGTCAACTCGACCAGGCCGAACTGTTCCTCGCCTTCTATCGGTTCTGGCAATCCGAACGCGACACATGGAAAGCCCAACTAGGGTACACCTAACATGGCGACCGAGAAACTAGTCACCCTGCTCGACGCCCGTGATAGGGCATCAGCGAAGTTCCGTGGCCTCGCACGTAACGCCCGCAGCATGAATTCGACGCTCATGCGCTTGGGCTCGGGGCTTGCGATGTACTTCTCAGGGCGCATGATTATCGGCGGCATGATCGCCGCGGTCAAGGCGTCTGAAACGTTCCGTCGCGAACTCGCCCAAATCAATACGATGCTGGACCGCGGCACGGAGCACTACCTGCCCGCGTTCCGTGACGAGCTATCCCGTCTGGCTGTCCAGTTTGGCGACTCGACAGAAAGCCTGTCCAAGGGGCTGTACGATATTCTGAGCGCGTCCGTGCCCGCGGCCGATGCCCTGGTATACCTCCGCAACTCAGCGAAGGCAGCCGTGGCCGGTGTGTCCGACACCGCCACCGCGGTCGACGGCGCCACGTCGCTGATGAATGCGTTTCGCTATGAGGCCAATCGGTCGGCGGAAGTGTTCGACATGATGTTCACCGTCATTAAGCGCGGCAAGATTGAATTTCCTGACCTCGCCTCCAACATTGGCAAACTCGCGCCGATGGCCAGAACGGCCGATATGGCGATGGGCAACATGCTCGCGACGGTCGCGGCCCTGACGCGGCAAGGCTTCAACGCTGAACAGGCAATGACCGGTGTTACATCAATCCTGATGAAATTCCCGAAAGCGGGAAGGGACATTGTAGGTTTTCTCCAGAAGTTCCGGGGCCTTGACCTCGACGCCATCAAGAAAATTGTGCCGGACAAGCGCGCGGCCGCTGCAATCTCGGCACTTTCTTCCGACCTCGACGGCCTCCGCGGCGACATCGACGCGATGGGCAACAGCGCCGGCGCGACCAACGAGGCGTACGCCAAGATGGCTGACTCGCGCCGCTTCCAGCGACTCGGGCAGGCATGGATTGCGATGAAACGCAACATGGGCGACCTGGTCACCAAATGCTCCGGGTTCGGAAACGTGATCGAGTGGCTCATCAAGAAGCTCCCGAGAATTCCCGCGTACTGGGATCTGATCGCAACGCATGTTGCCCTTGCTGTCGAAGGCTTTGCCGCTGATGCAGAGTGGGCATGGAAAGCCATGGTCGAGTCCAGCAAGTGGGCATGGGACGTCATGTCTGCCCATATCGAATTCGGAACCAACGAGACCTATCTCTTCTATGTCCGCGCGTGGAACACAGCACATCATTTTTTCACGGTCCAGCTACCGGCAGTCGTCAAGTACTTCTATGAGAACTGGGGCAAGATTGCCACCCAGTTCGGGGGGCAACTGAAGAAGAATTGGGATGTGATGCTTCACAACCTCAGCGTCGCGTGGGAGGTATCCCAACGGGAGTTGAGCTTTTCGCTCGCGGAGGTGGGAATCAGGGCGATGTATTCTGGCGCGGAGCAGGAGATGCACTTGACACATCTCCGCGAAAATCTCGACCAGGCAAGAGAAACGGCACGTAAGAAGCCCGGCTACAAGGAGTTCAGCTTCGATATGGGCGATGTGTTCGAGGACCTGAACATCCCCGAGCGCGTCAAGGGCGAGATGGAGAAAGCTCTGGAGGAGAAGTTCGTCAAATCAGCCGGCGATCTTCTCGCCATGTACAATCGCTTGATCGACATCCCCACCCGCGAACTGTCCGACACAGAGCGCCAACTGCTTGCTCTCATCACAAAGAAGAAAGCTGCCCTTGAGGCTCTGCTCGGTGCCGACAACCCCGGCAAGGGCGAGGAAATGGGCGGCGCTGACGGCGCCCCAGGCCCCACCATAGGCGCGGGCGCCGCGATCATGTCGGCCACACAAGCCCGCTTCCTCGGTGGA